TCGGCGAAGTGGTTCATTCATCTGGATGATATCGCTTACTTGAGTCCCACATCGCCGCAACAAGATATGTCGTTGACTGAAGTCATTCAGCTCATCAATGATGTCGTGATGGTCCCGAACCAAGCTCGTCTTGAAGATAAAGGAAAGAACCCTGTTCGAGCTCGTGCGGTTGTCGCAACGACAAATACGAAGCATTTGAATGCGCATGCACATTTTGCGTGCCCAATTGCCGTACAGCGACGATTGCCATTTGTGGTGACTGTTCAACCCAAGCCACAGTTTGCTCGCGATGATGATGCTGAGATGATTGATTCCAACAAGCTACCGCCCATTGAGAACGATTGGCCAGATTTTTGGATCATCACAGTCGAACGAGTGGTTGCTGCCGGTGAGAACATGGCTTCGTATGATCAAGTGCAGAAATTCTACACCATTCAACCATTCCTGCTTTGGCTTAAGGACACCATCTTGCAGTTCTCTCTTGTACAAGCTCGCGCTGGTCAGGGAAACCGCAACATGGCGCAGTTTGAAGTGTGTGACAAGTGCGACATGGTCAAGCCTGACAAGTGTAATTGCGCCATCATTGATGAGTACAACGCACGGTTGTGGGGCAAGACTGATCCCACTGTACCCACTACTCAAGCTGGGGAGTTTCCCGCTGGAGTGACACGTGGACAGCCCTTTGTTTTGAAGGATGTCGACGGGATTAGTACGCGGATTTACGAGTACAACCCCTGTGAGCGGGTGCCTTCGGGTTACATGCTGACGACGACCACGTTTCAAGGTGACAAACAGATTTGTCGCATCACTTGCCCGGCTTCGTTTACGAACCCCACTGTAGGAACAGATCTACAAGCCGATGATGTGGCTATGGCAGACATCCTAGCCGAGCTCGTGAAGAACCAACGTGACCCCAAGTCTGGGTGGTTGGATCAAGCACTGGTGTGGACGTTTTGCAATTACCTTGAATGGTACTCCACTTCACGCACGGTGCGTCGCATCACGAACAGTGCCATGGAGTGGCAAGTAGTGCGGAAGATTGTGCTGTTGGGTATTCGGAACTACAGTTTGTCGTCACGTACAGCCACTGAGATGTGTGGCACGATTGCTCGAGCGTTTTGCGTTCCCCGCAAGTGGAAGATCATCTTGGGGGGAGTAGCTGCAGTATCTGCCATGGTTACGGCTTATGGTATGTACACAAGCTTCCAGACCAAGCGTAAGCAAAAAGTCCCTGAGATGCAAGGTCTGCGTGCTTCTGTCGATGCCTCCCTCTTTCCGAAGACAGAAAAGGAGAATGTTTGGAAACGTGACGATTTTCAGATCTCTAGCTTCGACTTGACCAATAAGAATGTTGCGTACCGTTCGCTCTCATATGATCAGGTCAACGCCAAGATCATGAGGAACGTCGCCCGCATCAAAGTCTCAAATGGAGAACGCGTGCGAGAAGGCAATGCTTTCTGTATTGGTGGACATTTGTGGGTGAGCAATAGCCACACGGTGTTTGAAGAAGGAGACGTTCAGGTCACGCTACTCACGGAGAGCATGGTCAAAGGTGTTTCGCCGAACGTGTCATTCAAGCTTCGGCAAGAGGATGTGTTTCGTCAACCGGGCGACTTGGTGTTCTTTGAAGTGCATTGCTGGGAGGTGAAGGCTGACCTGCGGGATCTCATTCGAAAAGATACCCTGATGGGACGATACACCGGAGCCCTTGTTGGCTACGACAAGCAGATCATTTCAGGTGTCAACACTGTCAAGTGCATCGAAATGGGAAGTGTGACAGCTGACATTGTCGGAACCCTTGTGGCTTGGCATGGCTATGTGAGCAAGCTAACAGTCGTTGGTGACTGTGGTATGCCACTGGTTGTGCATGAGCCAGTCACGGCTATTTTGGGGATCCACACACTCGGCAATAAAGTTGGTGAGACATGGTGTGC